CATCGGCGAATCGCCGTGCTTGGCTTCGATCTGCTTGCCGAGCCCGCCGACCATCTGCATGGCGGCGATCGTGACCTGATCGTCGTCGAGCTGCGGCTTGCTGGCGTGAATGGCCGGGCCGCGCCCGTCGCGGAGCGACTGGAGCAGCTCGATCTTCACCTCGGCCACGATCTGCTCGCGGATCGACTGCACGTCGATCTTCGGAGCTGCACTCGCCACGTCGCTGGGACCGGTCGGCATTGCGCCGCCGTAATCTTCGCTCTGCGCTGGCCCCGTCGGCATCCCGTCGGCGGCCTTCGTCTCGTCGTTCATTGGAGACTCCTCCGCCTGGCTGGCGGTAATGGTGACGGCCGTCGCTGCATCGGCCCCGAGCGTGACAAACGAGCATTCCCGCAGCGTGGAACGCGTTACGATTCGCACCGGACCTTCAAAGGGCCGGCCGTTGACGGTGACGGTGTCGCCAGACCCGACGAGCGTCTGCTCGTCAACGTCAGCGCCGACCGAGGCTTGCCACTGGTAGCCGCGGTCGCCGAGCTGGACGACCTGCATGGCCGCTTCGCATTGAGCGAGGATCGACCCGTCGATGACGAGCTGATCGCCGACGGTGCCGGTGCCCTGGCCGAGGACCGACTCAAGGGCGTAGTCGTGGCCGAATACGATCGGGATCACCGACGGCACGGTCATGCCGGCGAGGTCGATCACGACAGGCTCGCGGCTCCACGCCTGGCGGATGATGCCGCCGGTGTAGCCCACCATCGAGAACCGCGGAATCCGCGGCGTCGATAGACTTTCAGCCTCGCCGTAAGCGTCGGCGGTCAGGAATCGCACATCGGCACGAAGCGTCAGTCCGCTCATGCGTTCCCTCCTTGCGTTGGATCGGGGACCACGAGCTGCGACGGACGCTCACCGAGCGTGAGATTCAGTTCCGCCATGAGCTGCCGCTCGGCAGCGATCTGCCGAAGCTCGACATCCCATTGCTTGCCCTGGCGGGCGTACTCGGCGGCGAGGCTCGTCGTGAGCGTCGCCAACTTCGTCTCGGTGGCGTTGGCTTCCTTGTTGGGATCGACGCCTTCGCGGCCGTCCCACACCCAAGCCCAATTCCATTCCGAGGCCGGCGGCAGGCCGGCAGGGATCATGCCGGGGACAAGAAGGGCTTCGTCGAGCCACTCGCGGAAGATGCGGTCGAGCCACGCCCGCTCGAGTTCGTCCCGCTCGACGCGGACGTTCTGCTCGTGCAGTTGTCCGTCCAGGCGGGCCGACGAGTAGTTGTAGGACGAGGCGTCGAAGGCGGCCTTGTAATACGGCAAGTTCACGCCCCGAGCGATCTCGCTAAGGATCGTTCGCGTGAAGGCTTGGTGCGTGTTCGTCGGCTGTTCGGCCTTGAGCTGGGAGATATCCCAGCCCTCCGGCAGCGTGGTCAGCGTGCCCTTCTCGATCTCGATCGCGGCAAAGGCGTCCACCTCGTCCACCTGGGCGGCCGGCGAGTTGCTGTGGACGAACGCTGCGAGGTCGGCGGCGATCTCCGCGGCGCGGATCACCGCCTCCGTGTACCGCCGCATGTTCGCGGTCAGACGCAGGCACGGCGTCAATTCCGAGAGCCCGCGGTGCTGGCCCGGCCGGGTCGGCCGGAACCAGTGCAGCATGTTCTCGGCGACGATCGTGTCGTACTCGTTGATCCCGATGAGGAAGTTGGAGCCGGGGTGCGATGTGAGAACGTGGTAAGCGATCACGTTGCCGTGCCGGTCCAGTTCGACGCCGTCCACGAGCGAGCCGTCGGGCGAGATCGTCTGCTGGTAGTCGTAAGCCGGCGAGGCGACTTGGTCGGCCTCGATCAGCCGAAGGTCGAGCTGCACGCCCCGCAAGTCGAGCCGGGGATTCGTGAAGAACATGCAGAAGGCTTCGCCGTCGAGGACGCGGGCCTCGGTGGCGGTGCGGAGCTTGTCGGCCAGGCGAACGGACCACGACCAATCAAAAAACGCCCGGCCGATCGCCCGGTCGGAATCAGCGTTGCCGGTGTCGAGTTGGATTCGCGGCCCGGTGCCGATCAAGTCGTTGGACTTCGTGACGCAGATCCCGTGAACGTAGGCGTTATTCGCCCGCTCGTACCGGGCTCGATTGCGGATGATCCGCCGGATTTCCGGCGTGAGAGCGGCGTTCGCCGACAGCGCGTCGGCGTTCGCCCAATGCCGGCTATCGTCGCTCGTCTGGGCAGCGTCGAACCGCGCCCGTGCGAGCGGACGGACGACCTGAATCGCCTTCTTCGGAGGCGACCAGCGGCCGGTGCGGATGAGGGAGACGATTCCCATTCAGGTGGTCCCCGGAGGGATCAACTTGTTGAACCGAAGACCGCGGTGAGCGTTGCCGGCAGCCGTGGCAGCTCGACTGGCGAGGTACTTGTCGGCCTCGATCATGTCGGGAATCGATTGCGCCGTGACCTCGCCCGCGTCGGTGCGGACAGACGCCGGCCCCTGGGCCACCGTGTCGATCTTGCTGGCAAGTTCGTCGCTCATGCCGTTCACAATGCGTGACGGGCGCGAGAACTCGGAGGGGGTGTGGCTACGCCTTGTGGCGTCGCGTGACGATCACCCGCTTGCCATCAGGGCCGGCGGGGATGCTGACCTTCTTTCGCTTCCGGAATCCGCCCTCGCTGGCGGCCGGCTCGAGGCCGGTGATCGACGCCGCGACGGCGCACCCGACGAGGCAGTCCCACCAGTGATTCTCGCGGGCAACCGACTTCCACTCGTCCACGCTCCGGCCGCGGGCCTCGACACGTACCGGGAACTCGGCGACGAGGTGCTCAATCAGCATCTCGTGATTGCCGGCGTGCAGCATGATCGCTTCCGGATCGCCGAGCCCGAGCCGCAGACGGCCGGAGACAAACGTCTTCCAAAAGTTGGTGTCGTAGGCGGCTTCGATCTGCGTGCCCTCGGCGGTCTTGCCGACGAGCCAATTCAGCCCCGCCCGATCGCCGCGATTCTTTCGCGGCCCCATCGGCGTCCCCGATGCCCCGACACCCTTGCCGCGGCTCGGCAGGATCTGTGCCGCGAACGGTGACGACCGGGCGAAGTTGCGGACGACGGCCGTCGATTGCCCCCAGTTCGCGTCCACCATGAGCTGAGAGATCCGCATCGGGACGCCGTCTTCCCGTTGCCAGTCGCGGGCCAGGAGCAGTCGCGCCGTCTCGTCCAGGCCGGCACGTAGCGCCGCCTCAAAGCCTGCCCCTGGCGAGGCGAGTGCCAACGTCTTCCGCGCCGACCCGGCCTCAAAAAACGACGAGCCTTGATCCGGGTGCGAGCCGTAGGCGACGACGTGCCCGCCGAACGATTCCGACCACGACGCCACGAGCCAGTACAAAAGCCGGTCCTGCACGTCCACGAACGCGGTGAGCTTCGTGTGGCCCGCCGGCACGATCCCGCGGGCGATGTTTGTCGCCCGCAGCGGTAGCTGCCGCTTGTCGAGCTTGTCGGTGGTGATGTCGTCGGCCAGCGGCGAGTTCTGGAACTCGGCGTTGAACGCCGCCTCGCCGCGGTCGATCCGTAGATTCCAGGCGTGTTGGATCGCCGACAGTTCGTCGGGGGCTTTCCGCTCGGCCCACGCCACGCGGCTGCCGGCGTCCATCGCGGCTTGCCGCTGCCGGTAGAACTCGTCGGCCGCGCCAGTGCCGGTGCCGTCCCGCTGGCCTTCGCGCCGCAGCTCGGCGTACTGGCTCCAGTCGTCTTCGGCGTCCGGCCATTCGTAGACGAGCTTCGTCCGCTCGCCTTGCCAGGACGGGTGCTTCTGACGGTCGAGGAGCCGGTCCGCCAGGTCGTCGGTGCGGATGACGGTGACCGTGCAGAGCCCGGCGATCCGCTTGCCGGGGCCGGCGAGGCCGAGGATCGCCCCGGACAGTGTCCGCTCGCGGGTGGCACACTGCGAGGGGCTCGCGGCCGACTCGTCGGTCTGCGGATCGTCGATCAGCACAAGGTCGGGCCGAATGGTCTTGCCGTCAGGGCGGGTGTGACGGAGCCCGCGGATGCGGCCGGTAATGCCGGCGACGCGGACGGCGGCACCCGATGACGCCCCGCCGGGGACGGTGGCGAGCGTGATCTGGTCCGAGCCCCATTCGATCTTAGTTGGCTTGCCGTCAATGGTCTGCCCGCGTGCCCGCTTGTTGATGCCCTCGAGAGCGCGGATCGGAAACGTCGCCTCCGGGAAATCCGCCGCCAAGAGATCGTTCTGCTCGAGGTGCGACTTGATGCTCTCAAGCATCTGCTCGGCAATCGCTTGGTCGGAGCCGACAATGACGATGAACTGCCGATGCCCGTGCAAGAGAGCCCAAATCGATGCCCACTCACACAGCGTGGTCTTGCCGGAGCCGCGCGGCATGGCAAACGCAAACAGCTCGCCGCGAAGCACAGCGCCCTCGATTTTGGAAATCGCGGTGATGTGATCGGGCGACCACTTCAGCGGAAATGATTCCGGAGCGTAAGCCTGGCAGAAAGCCTGAAAGTCGGAGTGAGTGCCGTCGCGGCGGGCCTGGTCACCGACAGCCGGCGGCTTGCCGATGTCGCGGCCGGCGGCGGAAACACGCCGAGCCCGGTCGCCGCTGCGGGCCTTGATGTCGTCGTATCGGCTGGCGTCCCGATTGGCCTTCCCGTCGTCACCGCGCCGCTTTTTCCCGTCGCCTCCGAAAAGCGTCATAGCCCTGCCGCCTCGGCGATGTTCTTGACGACCTTGCGTGCGCCCTCGAGGTCATCGTTGTCGAGGAGCCGCCGGTAGAGCTCCCGGTAGGCCAGCAGCACCCAGCCGCGAAGAGCGTCTGCGTCGGGCGTGCCCTCGCGGGCGAGGTGATCGCGGACGGCTGCAAGCGTCGCGCCGGCGTCCGCGTCTGGATACTTTGCCCGCAGAGATTCGACGACTTCGGCCTCGCTGACTCCGGAGATCAGCCACTCGACGACCGCCGCGGCGGCCGGCTGCCGGCGGGCGATGTCGTCTGGCATGGCAAAAGCTCCGGCGGCTAACGAAACTGCATTTTCTTGGCGGATCGCAGTGCCCCGATCGGGCCGAGTTACCGGGAAGGACCCGCGACAATCACAGCCTCCGCTGTTACTGCCACAGCCAGCGCCGCCCACACGTGCGACTTCACACCATACAGCGGCCCTGGCTGTTTCTTTGTCCCCACTGGCCCGTACGTGTCCATGAGAGCCTGCCGAATGTTGGCGTCCTTCGCTCGAGGTGATCCGCACACGTGCAGCTTTACATCCTTGCGAAAGATCAACTCGACATCGACGCCGTGAGCCTTGGCGACTTCGACCATGCGTCCGATCTCGACGCAGGTATTGAAGACTGAAGCACCAACGGCCATGCCGTACGAGGCGATCATCTCGATGGCGATTCTTTGCTGCTCGCGTGCGTAGTAAGAGACACGCACCCTAACGTCGAAGTTGTCGAGCCATCCTGAATCAACGACACGACCATCCGTCCACACGACGTACGCGCTCCGCTCTGGCCCAGGGTCGATGGCGAGGATCATGCGTTCCCCTCCGGCCCCGGCGGCAGCGGCTGCCAGTGGGTGACTTCCCACATCGAAATCATTCCTTGCCACTTCCACCGTGGCTGCCTGTTTCGCTCCTGCTTGGCGAACGTGTTGATCTCGTAGACCATCTCGCAGACGTTGCCCGTCTGGCATCGGACTAAGCATGTGAAACGGAAGCCGTTCGTCTCGTTCAAATCAGGCAACCGCTCCCCCACCGGCACCCAACGCCGATCCTCGCGGAGCCGATTGTTCTCTGCCTCCAGGCTCTCGACCTTCTGCAACAGCGTCGAGATAGACCGCCGCTCCTCGACCAACTCTGCCAGCCGCGTTGCCACCTCACCCAGACACGCGGGGATCACGCCGTCCTCGGTCTGGATCGTGCGCGACAGGATTCGCACGGCCTCGATCAGCGTTGCGTCGAATGTTCGTCGCTCACTCACGCCCCACCTCCTTCACCACCACGCCAATGGCGGCAAGTGCTGCGCGAACGTCGTCAAGAGACACCACTTCGCCTGCTGCCTCACGCCAGGATTCCAGCACCACCTCCGGCGGCGACGACCGGGCGAGGAAGGCCCTACACACCTCCGCAAGTTTGCCCATCTCGGCGGCGATGTCGTTCGTGTGAGAAGGCGACTGCGCGTAATGAGCGCCCTGCGTGTAATGCCGTTCCCACGATTGCACCAAGG